AGACCATTATGAGGGTTGCATCACCACTAAGGCTGCCCCCGGCAGCTTCAAAAATAGCTGAATCAACAGATGAAGCCTCATCTACAATTAATAAAACTTTCCCAGATGAATGAATACCCTGCAATGCTTCAGGTTGTTCTTTTCTTGCTGTTCTTGCACTTATAAATGACCCTGAAGGATCACTCTTCAAAACAATCCTCTCAGAAAATACTTCAAACAAACCCTTCAAAGCAGGTGGCAAAAGCAACAACTGAGACTTCAATTCTGCAAATAAGGCATCATACAACTGACTTGCAGTGGGTGCAGTGCAGACAGTCTTCTGAGGGTAGTAACACAACATATGATGCAACATCAACCAGGCACAACATGTTGACTTACCAATTCCATGACCACTCTTGACAGCCAACAACCTGGTCTTCAAAGACTCCTCCATCAATTCTTTCTGCCAGGAATCAGGTTCCTGTTCCAGAATGTCTATAACGAATTGTACTGGATTACTTTTGTACTTCTCAATAAACTCTGAGAAGATGTTTCCATCTTGTTTTGACATGGTGCTTCTTTTGGTAATTCTGAAATTGGATACAAAAAACTAAAAGGTACCCAATAATTAAAACTTGTTTTTCCACTATTATTATGGAGCCACTCATCATGTTCAAATACCTCATATGCAGATATCCACCCCCTGATGATGTACTCTCCATGTGAACCCTGCAGTAAAATATAATACTTGTCAGGCTTATCCCTCTTCTTTATAAATAATTCATGAAATTTTTCAGGCCTGGTCCTGACTTCATAATGATCCCCAACATCAGTTGCATTATAACCCTCAATTCCACTGGGATATAATCCAAGAAATTTTGCAACTGCAAATTCACCCAGTGCCCCCTCAATATGATTCCCCCATAAACCACCAACACCTGGTGAACCATACCTCTGGGTATATTCAGAAGTTGTCTTTGACCCATTTCTTGACCCTTGTAGGCATCTTAGTTGCCTTTTTAGACCTACCTCTGCTCCAATCTCTATCTCTGGAAGAGTCAATTGTACCTGGGGATTTTCTGCTTGTAATTGTGTAGACATTTACCTCGTTGCTCCTTCCTGGTGCATCAATTATCCAAACATCCAAATGTGGAGGTAACTTCCTCTTCAACCACTCAAAAAGTAATTGTGCTCTCTCAGAAGTTGGTAGCTTCGTAAGAGAACCACCAGACTCCCTGACCTGGGACTTGATATCATCAATCGTTGACCTGAATGAACTTTTCATCAGAAGGGATTGTGTAGTTCAATGAAGAATCATCAAGATCAATGCAGTCAAATGCTAAAATGGTGCAGTGCTTCCCAATCGGTTGGGGATACTTCCTGATGATTTGTGCTCTTACTACCCTGGTGCCCTTTTCAAATAAAGTGTCCTCTAACTCAAACTGTATTTTGTCTCCAATCCTTGGATTGTATTGCTTGACTGACATGTGAATCCTTATTTTAAAAATTTTTTTGGGAAAAATAATTCGGTGTCTCTGGGGTATGTCAAAGTACACCCCCCCATATACATCGAAGGGGGGCCGAATCCCCCTTATGTCAATAAAATCAGTGGGTTACAAACACACCCATCCCAGATCCCCCCTATGTTCAGTAATGGTATTAATGAACATTCCCTTGTTAACTACTGATATCATTAGACATTCTCTGATTTAAGGGCCAATCAGGGTCGCATGGGCACATGCGAGTACCTCTATAGAATCTTGTTTATACACTTTATACTCTAATACTCCCCCTGTATACATTACTTCTCTTCCTATATATTCCTGGTATACACTTCAGAGTCTATACTATATATATACACTATATATATACACTATGTATATATCTATAGTTTAGCTAACTTTACTAACCAGGTATTCCAATCTTTCCACATCAACATATTCCTGACCTTCATCTGGTCCGACAAATCCCAGTCCAACTCTGACCTCCCATTCCCATTCTCTAGATCCAACAGATGGTAAAGATGGTGCAGGTAACTCTTCCAACTTCTTAATCTCTCCTCCATTCTCCAGGTATCTATTTACTGCATCATCCAGTTCCTGTTTCTCCATTGCTTTTTGCAATACAGATTCAAATCTTGATTCAACCTTAAACATCTTATATGGATGATTAACTTTCCAAGCATGTGTTAATTCGTATTTCTTGGGCTTTTTTGGTTTTACAGGTGGTTTGTAAATCTCCCTGCATGTCTGACTACAGAACACCCTCTTATATGCCTGTTGGAACTTTTCTCCACACTGCTTGCACTTAATCATCCCTTTCTTTTTATTCCTTGCCTCCTTCATCTTCTCATACAGGTCATAATGGTAATCTCGTTTATATTTCAGTCTGCACACATCAGAGCATATTATTTCCTTAACAGTCTTAGGCATAAACATATTTTTGCATATTTTACATTCAACTTGCTGTTTCATTGTCATCTCCTTCAAGGGTTGTTGCTTCAGACCATCTCTCTATTCGGTCTATGTCTAGTTTTTTCTCATAAACTGTATCTGCCAACATCTTCAATTGTATTTCATCCACTCCTCTTCTCCTCTCTGGTTCCAAATCCTGTACCACCTCAATCACATCATCCAGGCAGTCAAGCATACCAAGTGTCACATGGATTCTAAGCATATCACTTTTCAATTACCTTCTTCTTTGGAGTTACATTCTTAATATGTGATTTCATCTGTTGTCTCAATGCTTCAAGGTGCAGTTGAGTTGCATCAGTTACCTGCATGTCTATGGTCTGACGTTCTCCATACATAATTGGTGAATATTTACTTGCCAACCATTGTTTTGCATTAATCAAAGTCTTTGCAGTTGAAGGATCAAGGTGTCCCATTTCCAACTTATTACTGATTGCTTTTATTTCATCAACAGTCAACTCTGCATATGCTTTTCTTGCAGACTCATACCTCTCTTTAAGATCAGGATCACTTGTTATCTTCTGGTACAACTGTTTATAAGGCACCTGTATTTCTTTTGCCATCTTGGGAAGACTCCCAAACTCTGCATACCCATCAAATATCTTATCCCAGAATTCTTCATCATCAAACATCCTGGCAACTCTTGCTCTTCTTTGTCTTCTTATAGGTGTTCCACTGATAAGACCTCCTTTGTCAAACTGACTTTAGTTCCATCCCATAATTATTAGTTTCAGGAGACACATCATACTCCTGTTTCCTGGTGAGTATATTAAATTCAAATGGTCTGTAATCCACATGATGGTGCCATCTGTTATTCTTCCATGACACTTTTGCAACATCAGAATGCATATCTTCCAACATCTGACTTTTATTCTTTGTACCTCCTTCCAGGTAGAATTCTTTTGTATTACCTCCTCCCATCTTCTGAGTAGTCAGTTTTTCCTGGAGGAAGAAATTAAACTGGACAGTACACATCCCATCTTTAAGTACTCTGAGACTGAGATCAGTATCTTCGTTGTATCTTCCTCTCCACCTATATGGAATATCATTCTTAATCAATAAACAACTATATATCCTGGTGTTCAACTTAAATGGTGGTCTTGCATCAATTGCAGGGCAAAAGTAAGTATACTGAGGTCCAGATATAGCAATATTTTCATATCTCAAAACAAAGTCTTCACATGCATAAAACAGATTTGGACTGACACATTTAATTCTTCTATTTCTGTTCATCCTCTCAAATGAAGCAATATTATCATCCATGACCCAGTGGTGGGAGAATCCAGATGCTACTGAATGATCCCAGGCATAATTTCTTGCAGGGCCAGGTCCAGTTCTTCCATCATCATCATCCCAGAAGGTATCGTAGTCTTCTTTATAAACTTCTGGAAGCACCAGTAAATTCTCTCCCCCAATCAGTCTGGCATATTCATCATGTTCCTGGTCTTCAACAATCATCTTAAAAGGCACACCCAGTTTTTGAAGTGCTTTGCTTGTTGGGTTATTAGATGCTCTTCCTTTACTGACAATATAAACAGGGAACCTGGGCAGAACAACTTTTTTACTCACATACCTGTAGATACTTGCTTTTTCATTCAAGGGGAACCATGTAGATTTTTTATCCTTCAATTGTTTCCCTTCAAAGACCCTTTCTCCATCATAGAGACAATTCTTAACCTGGGTTTCAAATCTTTTAAAATCTTTATAATTCCTGAACTTAAAAGTTGCAGTTATTTCTGGGTCTTCCTGCTTCACATTCTGGTATTCAGGCATACCATTCCATTCTCTTTGGCAATCATTTTCAATCTCACCAAATAAATTAGTTTGTGCTAATTCCATCTCTCTCCTTATAAATTATTATTTCTTATCTTCACACCTGATTTCAACAGATCCACCAGGATTGAGATACACCATAATGGCAACTACTACCATTACCATTCCTGAAATTACCCCAAAGAGATATATCCCCAGGAACATTCCTATTGTCATATTTTCTCCTCACCCATGAATTTCTTTAACTATAAATGTCCCATCATGGAGTACCATCTCATGTGGGCATGATTTGATACATACTCTGACACCTCCTATTGTTTTGTCTTTTGCTTCTTCTCTTGTGATCTGGATATGCCTGATCTGATTATCGTTCTGGAAGACACCTGCAGTTTCCAGTGAATCTACAAGCACCTTCAGGCAATTATCGACATCACAGTCCGGGCCTCTCCTCACAGGATAATGAAGTGCAACTGCAAGTGCCAGGGTCTCATCCTCTCCAAAAGCCTGGGTACCCTTTGCCTTTTCATTTAACCAATAGAGTGTTACTTCCCGGATATATGACCTGGCAACTTTTGTCTTAATAAGTTTCCTTCCTGCAATCATCCAGTATTGATTTGCAGATACCGGGAAGGGGAGATCAAGGATCAACATTTGTTTGCCAGTTCAGTCTGTTCAGAGGGTGTAATAAAACTACTCTTTCTTTCCCTGACATCCCTCTGCAGTTTCTTGAAAATATCTTTCATTTTGTCAGGCATAGGCACCTTCTTGTGTTCAGGTTCAGGAAGAAGATTCCTTTCCAGTTCCAACCTTTTATGATAATGGGGATCTTCACAGGGTTTCCTCCGGGGATTCTCTGGAGTACCCTCCCTGATGTCCTTCACAGTGGGGAAGAAAGAATTTGTTTTAATGTGTTCTGTAAATGATCTTTCGATTCTCTGGGGGGATAGATCTGAGAGTGATTCTGCCCAGAATGCTATATCTGTTTTATCAAGTTTCCCAAACTCTCTCACATGTGAGTGGTAATTCTTTTCGCATAACTTCAGGGCTTTTAATAGAACTGCATATTTTACCTCATCCATGAGTCTCCTCCTTCATTTTTTTAAATTCCTCATAAGTGAATTTGTTCGATTTTTGGACATTACACTCCCAGCAACAAACCACTAAATTCCTGGGGTCCATGACTTCTTCCCTACTTGATAATTCTGAAACCGGGACCTTATGATCCAAAACAAAAGAGTCCCTTTCTGGCTTCAGTCTTTTTTTACAGTAGTGACAGGGTGCTGTATTATCCGATAATCTTGCTTCCATCCAGAGTTGGATATAAACTGCTCTGGGATAACCACCTTTCTTGCTCCTGGCATTACCTGATGCCTTTTGCTTCTTATAAGCCATCTTGTGTTTGCATGACTTTGAGCAATACTTCTGGGTTTTCTTATTTGATTCATCAGGGACATACTCCTCCCCACAAAATTCACAAATCTTGTACAAAACTCAGTTAACAATAACATCAGGTTGCTCTCCATTGCACTTATATTTTTTACCAATAGGGAGTTTCCCTTCCCTGGGATTAATCTTAATTCTGAGACCCCTGCTTATCATTTCCCTCTGGACAAAATCCTGTACCAGGTAACCTCTGGAATGTGATCTGCCATACATTGATTCTCCTTCACTGATGAGGCTATTAATCAATTCAATCTCATCATCATTATAGGGTCTCAGCTTCCATGCCATATTTTCTCCTAATTTAACTGGTTGGGATTATTTAACTTGGACCACTCCAGATCCAAAGCAGATACCTGGTCCTTCGACTTGGGCATTGTCTGGTTCTGTCTGTCTGATATCAGGTCAAACCTGATTCCAATCCATTGGTTTCTCATTGACTCTGCAATCACATGGACTGCATCTCTGCCTGAATTATGCTTGTTGCGAATGTGGGACATCTCTCTCTGGGCTGCCTGGATAGTTCTCCAGGGTTTCATTGTTCCTGAAGTATCACACATTGCCTCTTCCTGTTTGTATGCAACCCATTCTGCCCAGGTCTCCTGAAAACATGGAAGGTGTGCCAACTCTTGAGGCACTGTAACCTGGCTCAGTATTTCCTCCACTGAAGGAGGCACCAGACTGGGTTTTCGTTTATTTTTTTGTTTCATATTTCACCTACTATAATTAATGAATATATATATACTATATATATACTATATGTATATAAAGTATATACAGGGTTATTCCTGCATCTTCAGTTCAGATTTCTTTGCTCTGAAAAGTTCCACCACTTTTTTATTATTTGTAAATGTCTCAGATTCTGATTCCCAGTATTCTTTAAGAACATCCAAACTACCAATATTTTGAAGTGCAACTTTTGCAATCCTGTATGCATTTTTTGAAGTGATTTTTTCTTTCATTGGATTCTCTTTTTCAAACTGATTATCCTCATCAGAAATATCGTTACTTGCCAGGTTGCCATCATCATCTTCATCTTCTCCTGCAGACAATCCAAAGAGAGCCTGAAGGATCTGCCTCTTTGCATAAGTAAGTGCACTACCCACTCCTTGAGGGTTGGGTTTATCAAGGATCAGTTCATAATTGGATTGGATGTACTGACCAGTTTCTTTATGAAACAGAATTGTAATTAAGCCTGATCCAGTGGGAAACATCATGATACCCAAACCATGCTCCTGACATACTGGATCTATCTTTTTAACAAGGGAATCTAACTGGATATAATCTGATTGAAAATGTGGATTAGTACCACCTGCATAACATGTGCTTTTCAGGACAGATTTTACAGCAAACCATGACTTGAAAATATCTTTACCTGTACCAAATATTTGGAATTGATTTTCCATTTTACTCTCCTTTAGTTGAACCATTTAATGTTTAAAGTCTGGATACCATCATAGTAACCAGATAACCGATTTTGTTGTTGCTCATCTGACTTCTGATATTCCTGGTACTTTGATATTATACTCCGAATATGTTTGGAAGCAACATCAAGTGAATCCTGGTCCAGACGATATGCCTGAACATTATGAGGATTAGTTTTTTCACAGACAACAAATATAAAATCATAATCATCCCCTGTAATTGTTTTTAATCCATCGAGATACCACCGGGCCTGGATGTCATACCTGAACTTTTTGACTGAAGAGATAAATGCATATGGATGAGCACTTTGCATTATCTTCAGATCAATGGCAATCTTTTCCTCCTCCAGAAGTTTATCAACTCTGAATGCACCATTAATGCCATCAAACTCCGGGTGTCTGAAAAAGCCTGAGACTTCGTTCTTCCCTCTTGACTTCATGAACACACTGGAGGTAACAGGATTCTTCATTATATTATCTTTCCAACCAAGTGCCTGGGTCAGTTCATCCTGACTGATCAAAATCTTTCCTTCGTTGTTTGCCTGTTCTTCTGCAAGGAGTTTTTGTTCTTGCATCAACTTTAGGCATCACCAGATATCTCTCTGTGAGGGTATCCATTTCCAGGAGAAGGGTGTGTCCAAGTTGACCCAGTTTCAATGCCTGGGTTATTTCAAACTGTGATTTTGAGAGCCAGTGATTGACTGACTGTTGAAGAAGTTTAAGATCTGAACTGTGAAGAAAATCTTCCAGTTCAATGTAAGTTTTGAAGGGCATACCTTCATAGAAATTATTGACTTTTATACTAGTCATTTCCTCTCCTTATATATAGTGGGAATCCCCACACCAGGGATACCAGTGTGGGGTATAGGGTTTACCAGGGATCACCATCTGACTCAGTAATCCTCCAGGCCTGGATACTGTTACTGTATCCTGAATCTTTTCCTTTCTCCCATCTCCTGCCTTTTAAATTAATATCAACATTGACTTGTTGACCAACTTTATATTTCTCAAGCAGATCACATTTATTTTGAACCACTTCAATCTTGAGTAGTTCTGGATACTCAGGGTTGGGAGCATGTTCCAAAATGAACTCCCTCTTTTTGAATTTGTCAGAGATCACATTCTCATCAAATATTTCAATGATCTTTCCACTGACTTGAAACGCATCACTCATAATTACTCCATATCATAGAATTAAAAATTGAGATGCCCCACCGACTCACTAGCAGGGCACCCCGGTTAAACAGGACATCCATGTCCTTTATAGAACTACTCTCCAGAGTAGAATTAAAATGGTTTTGACTCTTCATCTGTTGATGCACATTCTTCAATTCGTTCCTTCAATAATTTCTCTGCACTGAATCTGATCCTTCCATTCTTGGCTTCATTCAGTACATGACATATTGTTGATTGGGACTCTCCAGTTGCATCTGCAACTTCCTTCAATGTTACACCTGCCCTTTTCAATCGGTGCCTTAAAGTTTTCATTATTTATCTCCTTTCAAAAGTGAACATTATTCTGAAGTTCATTGTTAATACTTGGTATGATTCAATATATAAAATTTCTAACTAGTTTACAAGTTTTTTTTAAAAATAAATAAAAAATAATTTAATTAATAATGTTTTCAATGGAATATTCAAAATATCTTTCATAGATTCTTCAATGATTACAATAGTTTACAAAGATTATAATTAATTTAAAAAATAATTAAAAAAACCCTTGTAAATTTGTTTAAAAAGGTTTAAAATTATTACAGTTAAATTAAATAAAGTTAACCCAATCGGAGAGACAATATGACAAATAAAGAAAAAGAATTAAATGCTAAGTCAACTGAAACGCTAGAAGAAAATGTAGAAGCTTTAGAATTATGTATATTTGAAACTGGTTGTCAGTTGGAGTCTGAATATGCTTTAGAAGGACTTGGGAAAGAGCATATCGAAAAAACTGATAAAGATTTTGACTTAGAAGATGAACTTTCTTTAATGAAGAAAATTTTAAAAGAGAGATATGCACTACAAGGTCTGAATGAGTTTGGACAAAAACCTAGAACCCTTGAAGATCAAGAATTCCCGTTCTAATTAACCCGGCCCCGAAAGGGGCCACACTAAGGAGAGAATATGAACATGAAAAACGAAAAGAAGATGGGAAAAGAAGAAAGAGAAGCAAGAAGTTTCCAGAAAAGAATGAAGTTATGGAAATCAATTCTTTGGAATATTGCAGATGAAGGTAGGAGTCAAAAGTTCTGGCACCAATGCTACAACAATCTTTATTACCTTCTTGAGGAATTAAACAAAAAAGAAATAGTCAGTCTTTATAAAGGACTGTCTTGGATTACCGATACTGACAGCACAACTAAAAAGGAAATCATAGAGAATATCCAGTTTGGATTAGATGCCCATTCCAATGGGATGTGTCCTAGTTTTGACATGAGTGAACTTAGGACTCGTCTTTTCTTAATAATCAATAACCGATAACCAACCCGGCCCCGAAAGGGGCCAAACAAAGGAGAGACAACATGGAAATGAGAAAAACTTTAGAAAGAATCCAATTCAGTATCCACAACAAAAGTTTTATTGTGGAATTATCAGAGTGGACCTTGCCTAGTAAGCAAGATTTTCCATTTCATATCCAGTCCCATCTTTCAGATGGAAAAATTAATAAATCACTTAACCCTTATTGTTCAAGATCTAAAGGTACATATCTTAAATCCTACAAAAGTTCAAAAAGAGCATGGGCTTGTGTAGCAAATATTATCAATCAAGCAAGAGACCATTCCCCTGAGTTTTGTAAAGTAATTGATGCAATGATTTTAACAGGGGCATCAACAGGTTACATTCTTAGTGCAGTAGCAAATTATAAAACTAAACATTAATTAACCCGGCCCCCTTTTTTGGGGGCACATTAAAGGAGAGAATATGAACACACTACTTTCACTATTTGATTATTCCTGTCACTGGTCTGGGGAATATTATGATGCTGGATGGGATGTCTATAATATAGAACTAAAATTTAAAGACCATCCCTTTTGTTTCCCTTGTGCAGATATTATGGACCTTGACTCATGTGAACAATTACTTGAGTTAAATGTTTTTCCAGATGGAATATTAGCTGCACCACCTTGTACTGACTTTGCAGGATCTGGTGCCAGATGGTGGAAGGAAAAAGATTCTAATGGAGCAACAGAAGAAAGTCTCAAATTGATTCATCAAACATTAGATTTGATTGACTTTTACAAGCCTGACTTTTGGGTCTTGGAAAATCCAGTAGGCAGACTGACTAAATTGGTGGAAGATTACACAAGTATGTATGGAAGGGTAGACATAGGAAGTCCACAATATTTCAATCCATGTGATTATGCAGGTTACCTGGATCTTTCATCAGATGATCTGGATTACCTGGCAGAGATTGATAAGAAGGATGGAGTGGGAGTTACATTTGCAGACTGGGAACACATCATCAAGTGTAATGCCTACACCAAAAAGACAGGACTATGGGGTGATTTTACAATGCCAGAACCAAAACCAATTAAGCCAGTTAAAGCAGGTGGACCCACAATAGGAACATCTGCCATGAACAGGTTGGGTGGTAAATCTGACAAGACTAAGGAGTTGAGGTCTAATGCACCCATGGGTTTTAGTAAAGCATTTTTTGAAGCTAACCAGGGTGGATATAACAGATGGTGTGCAGAAGATGATGAGAATTACATTGAAGGGGAATTAGAACATTACCCGGTCAATCCTAAAGACACCAGAGCATTATCCATAATTGAACAATATAAATAAGGAGAGAATATGACTAACAAGCAATTAAAATACTACATAACTGAATATGCAATGGATATAAAATCTTTCATATCCACTGACATTCCTGCCTACAAACTCCAAACAGAACTGATGGAATCGGCAAAAATTGTAGGTGAAGAAGATCCATTTGCCCTGGCAAGTTACCTGGAGTCAATGAGTGATGAAGGTAGAAAAACTTTTTTCAACATCGTAAGAGTCAACAGAGATAAGGAGAGAAATGGGTAAGAAACCACTGAGTAGAGAACAGATCCAAAAACTGAGGAAGGTTGTCAAGGGCAATCCCCTTCATGAACTGTTACTGAATCTTTCAGTAGATCTCATGTTGAGATCTTCAGATCTGAGGAACCTCAAAGTTTCAGATGTTATCAATCCATCTGGATCAATCAAGAAAACTGTTTCAGTGAAGCAACAGAAAACTGGAAAGACAACTCTTGAAATGCCACTGATGGAAACTTCAGTCAAGGCAATAGAAACCCACCTGAAGAACAGGGACCAGGATGATTTTATCTTCAGGGGAAACAAATCCCATTACACCAGGAAACCAATTACAACCCAACAGTATGGAAGGATTGTGAAAGGATGGATGAGTGAACTGGGTCTTGAAGATGTGGGAGGTTATTCCACTCACTCTATGAGGAAGTCAAAAGCAACTGCCATCTATGAGGAGACTCATGATGTAGATGCAGTCAGAAGATTGCTTGGTCAATCATCTGTAACTGCCACCAGTGCATATCTTGGAGTAAGTGATGAGAGTGCACTTGAGTTGGCAAAATCAATAAACCTTTAATAATAACTTACTAATCGTTACCTTTTGTTACCGGGTAACAGTAATTTTATAAGGAGAAAATATGAAAAATAAGAGAACTGAAGAGCAAGTTGAATTTTGGTTGGGCAGTGATTGTAAAATGTCTGAGATATTAGAAACTCTCAGAGATTTAGCCAATGGAGATTACAAACAGGATCTATTAAAGAAAGATATTATAAATACCTGCCTTTCTTGTGGCTTTATTAATGGCCCCTGGCAGAACTATACTGAAGAGGATAAAAAACAAAAGGAGAGAATATGATTAAAAAATACATAAAACAAAATCGGAATAATTTAATTGCTGCCAATCATCTTCCTATGATCACTTGCCGGGATGGTTTCAGGATTAGTGTCCAATGTGGGTATGGTCACTACTCTTCACCAAAGGTATTAAATTACAGAGACCCACTTCCAAGGAACCCTACTCATTTTGAATTGGGATTCCCCAGTCAGTATGAAGAACTAATCTATGATTTTGCAGAAGACAAAACATACAGTAAAAAGAATTTGGATACTGTTTTTGGATGGGTTCCAATTGGGATTGTAAATAAAGTCATTAGAAAACATGGTGGAATAAAGGAGGATGCATGAATTATAACCCAGAAGAAGTAAAACAGTTTATCAGGAATTTGTGGGGATATATCCCTGATGATCCTAAAGTAACTTATGATTCTGATGGAGTTGAAACTGAGGAGTCTTTCAGGCAACGCCAGAAGGATTTAAAACAACATGAAATGTACAATGATCCTGACTGGAATCGTTCTGGTCTGGGAGAGTTCAAATAATAAAGGAGAGAATATGAAACACTTTGCAATCAAAGATGAAGTATATGAAAAAGTAATTTTCCACCTGGCCCAGAAGGATGTAAAAGTAAGTATAGGATCTTGGGTGGAAAAGGCATGTAGGGATCTAATCAAACAGGAGAGATTTATCACTCTCCCATATGAAGAAGAGGAGGGAGCATGAAAAGCCTAATCGTTCTCATATCTCTCTCTGTTGTATCTTTCATTGCCCAGGGGCAAGAGCATCAACTTGTCTGTAAAAAGGTTGTGGGGTGCCCCATTGTGAATGAGACATGCCCCACCTGTGAACCAATCATGAATACCCCTGGGAGGATCACCAATAAGGAGATTGATGAGTGGGGAAAAAGAATGAAAAGAAAAATGGGATACAACTCCTCATTCTTTAAAAAAGATAGAACTAAAAAGAAAAGATCAGGTTGGGGATGGGAAGGACCAACATGGAAAGAGTTATGGGTTCTGTATTAAAACAAAAGCCCATACCCATAATCTAATGCTCTTGAAGGAAACTTCATACCCCTGACCTCTTCAGAGGGAGAGAGAAGACTTGGCATCACCTGAGTTGCTTGTGCTCTCCCTCTTTTTTCATTCAACCACCTCCTCTCCTCTTCAGTCAAATCCTTCAATGTCCTTTTCATATTTTGGATACCTGGTCTTGCAAGGTATGGACCCATACCTGCAATCCTGTTTTTTGTTGCAGTGTTTTCCATTGCATCAGAAATACTTCCTGCAATCCTTGGTGCACCTCTCATCATCTGAACAGTATCAAGTGTTTTTGTCATCATGGATGGTTCTTCCTGGAGTAGCTTTTCAACCTGTTGTCTCTGGAATGTTGGAGATCCTTTCAGAACCTGTTTGCCAAAGTAATCCATATCTCCAATTGTCTTTATCTTCTTGATAAAATCCAGAGCAACTTCTGGAGACTTAAAAAGTGCTTTCAATTTTTCTGGTTCCTCTTCAGAGAAAAGTCTGAGAATCTTTGTCTCATTTGCAAAAGCAAGATTAGCATTCTGGATCTTGCCATACATCCCATATCCATAACCAAGTCTGTATGCTTTCTTTTCTGCTTCACTCATGGAGTTCATCTGGGTTCTCACAGTCTTTGCAGACATTGAAGTATTTTTGTGTGCATCTATTCCCTTCTTAAATGCCTGGGTATTTTTGTGTGCATTCTCCCAGATCCCTGTTGCTTTTCTGTAGGACTCTGATGAATCCTGCAAACTGGAATTGATCAGATTTCTCAATCCTAATAATTCTCCTTCATCAAGTCTTGCAAGTGTGTCACCCTTGATACTTTTTGCCATTGTACTCAGTTCCTGGTCAAGATACTGTTTGAAGGTATCATAATATAAAATTGGAACTGGACCTCCTGCTTTTTCTCCAGGAATTGGTGGAACCTTTTCTGTACCCCAGGGACCAAATCCTTCTGCACTCATATCAACTCCTCTCTCCATTTTCTTCTTGATCAACTGAGGAAGTTTGATCCTTGTCTTTGCCCATGCTTTTCTAACCATCTTACCTACATTATCTTTTTGCCCCATCAACCTGTTTATTTCTGATGCAACTTTTGGAAGATCAACAACTACTGGGTCTGCAAGATTATAATGTGGTTGTGCAATATTTTTTGCAAACCTGAAAATCCTGTTCTTGAATTGATCTGCATCATGGACTCTTCTTCCTACAAACTTCTTGACCTGGTCTCTGGCAAACTCAGGAAACTTTGCTGCCCTTTCTGTAAAGGTCTCAGTTGCTTCTGCCATCATTGGAGGAGATGCAAGTGAAGATGCCTCTGTTGTCCTTTGCAACATTCCCCCAGGTTTACCCAGATCTCCAATTACCATTTTCTCTGCAATCTCTGTATCTCCTCTTTTTATAACTTCATCAAGGAAGTCTGAAAGATCCTGGATCTCCATGTTGTCCATTTTGTTTGCACTGATAATTGACTGCATGGATTTTCTGTTTCCTTTCACCAACTTATCTCCAACTACACCAACTCCCTTCTCCAGGGCATATCCTCCTACCCCAAGTGGGACTCCAAGTCCAACACCCAACTTTGCATATTCTTTTGCCTGTTCTCCTGTTGCCCTGTCATGGATGTTTCCTTCATCTGTACCAACTCCATAAAGATACATATCAATTCCACCACCTAATCCACCAAGTACACTTCTCTTTAAGAGATTCCTTACCCATTGACCTGCCTTTATTGATCCAACGAGAGGAAGCATTGTTGCAAGTTTTGCAGTCAGGAAAAAAGGAAATGTAAGTGCACCTGCAACTTCACCTGCAGTGGAGGGTTTCATTCCAAGAACCTCTCTCTGTTTATTTTCTGGGGAGTCTCTAAACTGTTGGATCTCTGCCCTGACCTTGTCAATTTCTTCATCTGTTGTTCCTCCACCTGTCATGGATCTCAACCAACCTTCCAACTCATCTGCACTTCCAAAGGTTGCACCCTGACCAAACTCCCGGAATATATTTACCAGGTATTCTCCAAATCTCTCTTGTGCTTTTTCTCTTACATCCTTGTCATCAGGTTGAGGTTTCCTTAATGGAGAATCAAGACTGGTACCTCTGACCAACTGTGAAAATTCATTTTGTGGAGGTTCATACTGTTCTGGATTCTCCTTGTAGTCCTGGGCCATTTTCCATCTGTGATGGCGTTGCATCTCTGGTGGAGACATCAGTTGTTTGTTTGCTCTTAATGCTTCAATGTCAATTCCTTTTGACTTTAAGACTGCAACAACCTGTTGGTCACTTGCACCAGTGTCTCTGAGTTTTGAATATATATTGAGGATCTGTCTATCGGTCATGGAGTTCCTGAGAGTTCTTCTTGAATTAACTGATCTGCTAAATTTTCCAGATCAGGAACTTGATTAACTTGTGGAGATACAACAGGATTCAATCCTCTGAATGAAACAACATAGTTCTGCCAGGGGCCATATACTTCTCCATTACTTTTGATTACTGTTGGATTTGCAACCCTCAGTTTCTGGATATTGGTTGTTGTAACTGGAATACCATTCCTTGCAAGTATCTGTGATGCTCCATCACCTGGTTGAATCCTGGCAAGATTTTGTGGTTCTGGTGTTTCAAGTCTTTGAATTAAAGCATTTGTTGCAGTATCAGGGTTTGAAAGATCAACTCCTTCAAATCTCTGAGCAATTTCTGCAACTGACATCTCCTTACTCATTTTTACAATTGCATCCCGGAGTGCTTTCTTCCTTGCAACATCACTTGGATTGTCTCCAGGTAATGCATACCAGATCTGTCTCATTGTCTTCATTTCATCTGGCCTAACGGCAGCACCAGAAACCAGATAACCAAACATCTGGGAACCAGTCATTGCCATGTTTTCGTATGACCTTGCATTCTGCCAGTAAGTGAATTTGTCTGGCTCAGTTTGTTTGTTTGGAACAGGAATAGGTTTGTCATTGAAAAGATAATTCCAGAATGCTTCAGGTTCTTGTTTAGTTGGGTCAAAACCTGTAGCAAGTAAAGTGTCAAGATTACCTTCAGTCAGTGAAATTGTTTTTACCTTGAGTCTAAGTTTCTTTTCTTCTGAACCTTCTTTCTTTTTACTTTCACCAATCAATTCTCTTAGTGATGAAGATTCTTCAGTTACTCCATAATCTTCAGGGTTTAATCCAAGGTTTTTAATATAATCAAATTTACTTGGCAACCCTCCCAGTTGAGGTGAAACCAGATAGGTTTTTGATGCACCAGTTTTTGTACCCTCTACAACCTCTTTGCCATTCTCTCTGAGCAACATATCATACTGGGCAATATACTGGGGAGCATCTAAGGTGCCGGACAAGAGTGAGGATCTTAACCTGCCCTTTGTGAGATTGTCTATTGAACTTGAACCTGATCCTTTTACCTGTCCAACAAACTTCCCATCCTGAGTCATTATTTTACTGTCTGTACCTGGGATATCCCGAATCTTTATTTCACCAGGGGTTGTCTTCAACTGGGAAATAATATTCATGGCAGCGGCACTTGCTTTCGTAGGATCGGCAGCAAACATTGACTGTAGCATTGGAATAGTATCCTGAAACTCTGGTCTTCCAGTATTATTGATTGTTTTCAGGACTTCAGGAAAATTATCTATCAACCTTTTCTTCTCTCTTTCTTCCTGGAGAAACCTCTGGTTCAAAAGTGCCTGAGATTGCATTTCTTTTAAATGATCATAATAAGCACTTCTTTGATCCTGGAGATTCCTATTTGCATCTATATAAGTCTGGATACCAAGCAATCCTCCTCTGCTTAATCCTGTTGTATCTAGTCCACTCCTACTCCAACCATCTCTTGGTCTACTCCTGTCAAGCATTCCTAAACCTGCAGACATTAAGGCTAATGATAGTGGAGAAGGACCAGAGACCCAAGGTTTGGTTGTCTTCTGACCACTTTCATCCTCCTGCAGTGCATATTCTGGATATTGATCAAGTAGTGCCATTACCACTCCCTTCTTTTTCTACTTTCTGCTC